GGTTCGGTCATTCTGTCGATGGCCGATGCGGCCAATTCCATCGTGCATAATGACGGCGTCGCCGTGGCCGTACCGATCGTCGTATCCCTGGCCGTTTACCTTTTCGTATGGCTGTTCGTCCAGCAGAAATATCGCTGATTCTCTGAAAACCGTTCTGTTTATTGGCTTTTTATATGCCTGCGTGATGATTTACCACTCAGGCTACCACCTCTACACTGTCTCAAATATATGAAAATCGGCTATTTTTTTGACGTCGTGAAACAGCTAGAGCGGTGAAGGCAGGTCCGTAATCAACTCCATCTCTGTCCATTTCCAACCTTACATGGTGTCGAGCCTATCAATCCGCTGATTTTTTCTCGTGTTTTTTCATGTTTCGGCTTGCATTACTTATATATATTTGATACAATAGTTTATGTCAACAAAGGAAAGGAGGTGAACATGAAATGGACGGACATCGTAAACGCCATCAGCTCGGTGACAAGCAACATCATCGCACTGGCGGCGCTGGTCATCTCGCTCAGAAAGCCGCCTAGGCACGGCAGATGACAAGAGGGTTCCGAGCACTCCTACTGCCCGGAACCCTCCGGTTCCATCCTATTTCATGACCCATCATGAAGACAAGCACACTGTTCGCCGTATGCGGCATCGTATGCGGCCTGACATCGCTCTCGCTCGGCTGCGCCGGGAAAGCATGGCAGGCCGGACTGTTCGGACTCGCGGCGGGAATCTGGAGCATCGCCACGCTCATCAGGGACAGGAGGGACGATGACGACTGAATACCTCGGCATCAAACAGGTCTCCGAACGCCTCGGCGTCGCCAACGCCGCCTCCTACGACCTGCCCGAGCCGGACGTAACCATCGGCCGCACGCGCGGCTGGCTCCCCGAGACCATCGACCAGTGGGACGCGCAGCGCCCCGGCCGCGCGTCGGCGGCGGACGCCCACGCAAAAACAAGACCGAATAACAAAAAGCCCCTCCCCCAGCGCAGAAGCTGAGAGAGGGGCATCCATTCTCCCGACGTAGGAAATGGTCAATCAGGCCGCAAGTGAGAGCTTGGCTTTAAGCTCGCTCACGCCGATCAATGCGCCGACCAGCACGCTCAACGCGTTGAGCGTGGTCACGATCTGGTCGATATGCGGCAGACCCCAAGCGGGGCCGACCGCCTGCACGAACACGGCGACGGCCGGAAGGGCGATCAGCGCGGCCCACTTGAGCGCCTGATACACCTTGTCCGGCAGCAGATAGTCGAGCTTGGTCTTGTTGTTTTCGTCCATTTTCCACCTCCTTTTTAATGTTGCGTGAACCGGCTCCACGGTTAAATCGCGGAGCCGGGGTCCGGTCAGCGGAGCCGCTGGCTGGGTAGATGGTGTACGGCGGGCGGATGCCGTTGCGCTGAGCCGCGGCATACCAGCCGGTGCCGTAGATCTTCCACAGGCTCTCGCCTGCACTGACCACGTGAGTGGAGCCGTAGTAGGTCGTGGACGGAGCTGCAGTCGTGGAGACGGAGCCGTAGTAGGTGATCGTCTGGCCAACGTAGATCCGGTTGATGTTGCCGGAAGGCACGCGCCACGCGGAGGCCGCTTAAGGCCGGTACGCTCGGCGATGGCCGACACGGTGTCGCCGGAACGGACCACGTAGGTGCGGGACGCGTGCGGGTCACGGTGGTCTGAGTGGAGGATCCGCCGCCGAGCTTGGAGTTGACGATCGCCATGACGGCGTTGTAGTTGCCGCCGAGGCGATTGATTCTCTCCTGGCCGTTGCCATAGTCTCCGTGGATGACCTTGTCGGCCAGCACGTTGAGGTCGGTCGGCGTCTGCTCCGCTGGCTTGTTGACCTGTGGGGCCGTGGTGACGGTCCCGGTGGAGCATCCGGCGCGTTCGCCGCAGGCAATCTTCTTCCAGGCGGTTCGATCGCCGTAGAAACGGTTGAGGTCGAGCGGGCCGCGCCCGTTGATGTAGCCGGTGCTGGCGTACTGCGTCATGCCTTCGCCGGACGCTCCGCCGTTCCATGGGCTGGGCTGGTATCCGGTCGGCTGACTGTTGGCGTACTGCGCCACCCAGAGCATGCACCGCTGTCGCACCCAGGTGTTGACCTGCCAGACCGCGGAGCGCTGGACGTAGACGATGGGCCAGACCTGCGTGCGGTCATGCACTCGGGTCACCCATATCTGGATCCATGCCGGATTGCCCCAGTTTGGGTTGGCGGTCGCGCAGCTGTATCGCCCGTAGGCGAGGCACTGCTCCCAGTCGAGGGCGAGTATGGAGCGTCCGACGCGTCCGGCGACGGCGTTGACGAAGGTGTCGGCCTCCGCCGTGGCGTTACCACCGTTGGCGAAGTGGTAGACACCGGTCTCCTTGCCTGTACGGTCGGCGTTGGCCAGTTGCGTGGCGTAGTTGTTGTTGCTCCAGTAGAGCCCCTGCGTGGCCTTGACGATGACGAAGTCGGCCGAGATGGCGGACGGTATATCCGCCGACTGATAGCCGCTGATGTCGACGCCGTTGAGGTCGGCCATCGCGGCTGGCGCCACGGCCATGGTGATGGCCATGACCACGCCGGTGACCGCCAGGCGGAAGCGTTTGAGCCACGGAGGCTTGTGCTTGCGCATTCATTTCCTTTCTCTAGAAACGGGAAACCCCACGCTTTCACGTGAGGTTTCATGGGTTATGGCGGCGTCACATGTGGGCGCCACGGTTGAAAAGCAGGACGAGCGCGGCGAGACCGATCCAGGCGATGACGAAGGTCATGAGTCCTCCACGGTCTCGGGCGCCACGTCGGCGCGCAGCTCGTCCGGCAGGTGCGGTTTCGGATGTCTTTGGAGGAAATCGGGTTCGACGATCTCGCAGAACTGTTGCAACCAATGGAACAGCTGCCTCGTGTATGCGGCGAGCGCGAAGTATTTTCGCTGCTGATCCTCCAGGTGCTGGATCTGCTCCTCCTGCGACTCGACCTGTTCCCTCAAAGGCTTGATGACGGAATCGGTGAGGATGTCGCAAGCCTTCGCGGCGATGTCCGCGGTGTCCTTGCGTCTGCCGGAGATGGCGCCGATGATGGCACCCACTCCTCCACCGCCGATCAGGGCAACGATGAGAGACGTCCAGAATTCCGTGCTTGAAAAAAGCGGTGGCATCAGTCATCCCAGGGGTCAAGCTTGGACTGCACATCGTCTCGGTATTTCTCGGGCACTTCGTCCAATTCCATGCGTCCGGCCTTGACGAGTCTGACATACATGCGGACGGCTGCCGCGCGGTTGACTTTGGCCATGGTCACTCCTCCTTTCCGGATTTGTCTGTGTCGACGGAATCGATGTGGCCGGTGGTGGTCTTGTCATCGGCCACATCGGTGTCGGACGGCGTGTGGTTGGCCGAGTTATCTGCGGAATCATCGGTGGAATCATCTGTGGAATCATCGGCGAGGAGGTCGGCCAAAAGCTGGGCGTTGTCCAGTGAGGACTGTTCCAGCGCCGTGATTCGGTCGAGCACCGGCTGGGAGCTGGTGACGTCGCCTTCGAAGAGCATGTCGGCCTGCTCGACGGCCTCCTGCTCCTGCAATGGGAGCACCTGGTAGGATTCGATGGCGGTCCATTCGCTCCATGCCGGCATCTGGTCGGTGGCCTCATGAGTGACCTGCTTGATGTTCTTGCGGATACGGATGTCGGCCGTTCCGTCCCCTCGGCCGTGGTAGTCGAGCTCCTGCAATTGTTCGGAGGATGATACCTTCTGGATCATTGTGTTGTCCTTCCTTTGTTGGTGGCGGAGACCACGTGTCTCGCCTGATGGAAAATCCTGTCGATGTCGTGGCGGCGGCGGAACGCCACGCTGTCGGAGTGGTAGAGCCATCCGTAGTAGCTGATGCATTTGCGCGCCATAGCCATGGTCATCGGACGTTTCGCTGCGCGGGAGTAGGCGCGTTCGGCTCGGAGGAATATGGCCGGTCTGACTCCGGTGCGTCCTGGACGAAACGTGTAGCCGACCATGTCTATCGGCTCCGCTTCGATGTGCTTGACGTTCCAGGTCGGGTGGATCTCGAGATGCAGCCGGTCACGCAGAAATCCTCGGAGGCGTTTGACCGCGATGGTCAGGTCGCGTTTCGACCGGCCGATGAGCAGTATGTCGTCGGCATAAAAAAGCACGTGCGTGACGAGACGGCGCCGTATCTCCTCGCCTTGCCTCCTGCGGCTTCGTCTGACGGCGAAGAGAGACCCCTCGGCGTAATGCCATGCCGCGGAAAGGTAATAGTTCGCGAGCCATTGCGAGAGATACGAGCCTATGTTCAGGCCACGGTCTCCGCGGTATTGGTCGACGAGTGTGAAGACGAGCCGCAGAAGACGCCTGTCGCCGACGTCATGGGCGAGCATCGCTTTGAGCACGGCACGGTCGATCGACGGATAGCATTTGACGACGTCGAGTTTGACGAAGACCCTGCTGTCGCGTTCCCTCACCCATTTTCTGATGGCCTTGCGCGCGTCGTTGATGCCACGGCCCGGGATGCTGGCGGTCTGCCAGCGGCCTATCTTCGCGTGGAACAGCGGCATGAGCGCGCGGGCCGCGACGTAGTCGTGGATCTGATGCTCGATGGTCTCCCTGCCGATGATCCTGACCTTGCCGCTGATCGGCTCGACGTGCCGGTGGTATGTGATCGGCGGGAGGTGGAATTCGCCGGTGCGGATGTCGTCGGCGACCTCGCGGGCGAATCGGTCGAGGTCCGGATGGCGTTCGATAAATCGTCTGGCGTCCCTCCGGTGTCCCTTACCTTTGAGGCAGGCGTCGATGCATTCCCGGACGAACGCCGGATCGGTGACCGGCACGTGTTTGCAGTAGGTTTTGATTTTCGTGTCCTTATAAGCTATGGGGACAATGGGCGGCTTTCGATGCGTCTACCGGCCGCCTTCTCGGTTTGATTTTCGGAACTGGCCGGGGCTGTGCCTCCTCGCTTCCCACGCGGGAGGTAGTCGTGACGGAATGGTTTTTTGTGTCCTCATGGGCGGCCGCCGTAGTTCCACCACGTGTTCGAGAGCGTGTTCCTGCAGTTCGAGCAGAACAGGCCGCAGTGCGAACCGTCGTTGAGATTGCCGCCGCGGTGGAGCGGAGACGGATGGAACCTCCGGTGGTGTCGTCACGAATCCCCTGATGGTTCAGTAGGGCGAGTGGAGGGGGCGTCGCCCCCTCGCTTCGCTCACCCCCACCGGATTCGGGCTACGCCCTCGTCCGGCCGAGGGTGGATAGGCGGCCGCCGCAGATCCACCACGTGTCCGAGAGCGCGCTCCTGCAGTTCGAGCAGACCAGGCCGCAGAGCGAACCGTCGCTAAGATTGCCGCCGCGGAGGAGCTCGTGGAGTCCGGGATTGCTGATCGGGTTGATGAGCGTCGCGTCGGACAGGCCGCTGGTGCTGGTGCCTCCCCACTCGGTCGGGATGGTCATGCCGTGGGAGAAGGTGAAGCCCTTGGCGTACAACCAGTTGTTGTTGGTCTTGTCGGTGACGGACGGGAAATCGCCGAGGTGGACGTAGTCGGAGGTGATGGCCGACTTGGACGCCTTGGTCACGTCGAAGACTTCCAGATCTCGGTGTGGCCGGCGGTGTCGGAGTCCTTGACGTTGTTGAGGATGACGTCGGCCTCGACCTCGTAGACGCCGGTGAAGATCTCGATGCCTGGATGCGGATTGGCTGGTGGCTGCGCGGTATCGCGTCGGTGGCGTATCCGTCGGTGCCGAGCACGCCGTCGGTGGCGCCGGTCGGCCATGGCATCTGGGTGACGTGCATGGCGGCGGTGGTCGTGAATTTGTCGCCGGCCACGTTGATGGCGGTGGTTGCGGAGTCCACGACGGTCTTGGACAGGACCTTCCGCCAGGATGCCGCCTCTCCTACCTTCGGGTCTCCACGGTCGGTGCCCGAGCCGACGGAAACGTAGGAGCCGACATCGATGTATTGGGCGTCGGTCGTCTTGACGAGCGCTCGGGTGACGTTGGCTTCGGCCTTGCTGATGGTGATCTGGCCGTTGCCGCTGAAGTCGCCGCCGAGGGTGGTCTCGATGTTGCGGTCGGCGTATTTGAGCAGGTGCATGAGCTGGATGTACCAGGTGTCGGCCACGGTCTTGCCGCTCCAGCTTGCCTTTCTTGGCCGCCTGATCGATGCAGCCGTTCTGCGAGCCGAAGGCGGTGGACGTCTGCTTGCCGGTGAAGGAGTGCGGGACGCCGGAGCCGTCGCACCATGCGCGGTACTTCGCGAACAGCATGCACGGGCGGAGCGAACCGTCTGGGAGCATGGCACCGGGCATGGGCACGAAGCCGTCGTATTGGATGCCGCTGTAGCTGAGGGTCATGTACTGGGAGTCGAGCTGCAGGCGGTAGAAGCCCGTGGCGGTCATGACGAGCGCGTCGCCATGCGAGCCGTCGGCGGACCATGTGCCGGCCTTGTCCTTGATGGCCGTGACAAACGGATTGCCGGCGTCGTCGACGCTCCGTTGACGTCCCACACGCGGAACGCGGGGAGCGAGCGGTAGTCGTCGCGGCCGCTCACGGTGTTGGTGGACGGGACGATGGACAATCCGGCGTTGTCGTCGAGTTTCACGCCCTGCGTGCTGTTGGACGTGGTCCAGAGCGGGAACCGGACGGTATAGATGTTCGGATCCGCGTGGGCCGCGAAGTATTCCGCGAGATTGGTTACGCGCCCCGTCGACGCGTCGTATTTGAAATTTGCGCCGTCCTTGGACTTCTGCGCGCGTTCCAGCCGGACGTAATCGCCCAGACGGATCACTTTGTCTGCATTCACCATTTACGTTCCTTTCTACTCAGGCGTTGATGGCATCGACGGCCCAGTCGATGTCGGATTGGTCGATGTCGGACAGCGGATTCCCCGCGTTCGGAATCAGCGTGGCCGGGTCGACGGTGACGAGGTCGGCGAAGTTGACTGGATTGGCGCTGTCTGGCACGTCGAAGGTGACCTTGAATTCGTGCTGTGTTCCGGCGCCGACATGCAGCTGATAGGCCCAGTCCTTTCCGGTCGGCGGAAGATTCAGCGTGATGGTGCCGTGCTGGTCGAGCGCGGTCTTGAGCGGTTCGTCGACCACGATCTTTTTGGTGGCGGTGGCGAAGCGGCTTGTGGGCGTGACGCTGATCGAGTCGTTGGCCAGGTCGACGATGCCGTTGGCGTCGAGTTTGCCGATGTCGATTTTGACTTGTGTCATTGTTCCTCCTTGTTTTCGGTGGCGTTGAGCCTTTTCATGGCTTCGGAGAGTTGGGCGCGCAGGATGGCGTTCTGTTTCGCTAGGTCGGCGAGCTGTCGTGCGAGGTCGTCGATGACGGTGTTTGCGTCTGCGGTGATTTCCATTGCCTGTCCTTTCGTCAGTCGGAGGCGGTCATCGTGTCGATGCGGGTGACGTTCCGCAGGTCGGCGAGCGCGATGTTTTGTGTGATGTGTGTGGTGATGTCTTCGAGTGTGGTGGTGTCTGGGTTGTTGTTGGTGATGGTGGCTCGGATGCCGCGGGTGTCGTTTTGCCAGATTTCGCCGTTGTCGGTGCTGTAGGTGTAGCGGAGGCCGAGTCGGTAGAGTTCGGCTTTCATGCTGTCTTTGGGGGGTCGGAGGTCGAGGATGTTTTGTGTGGTGCCGGCCATGGTTTTCCTTTCGAGTTTAGAGGGTGTACATCATGAAGACGCTGACCCACCATGCGTCGTTGGTTTGGCGGACGCGACGCGGAGGTGGCCGCGTAGGTAGTTGCCGTCGCCGTTGATGCCGGTGGTGTTGCTGGGGCTGGTGTTGCCTGGTATGAATGCGCCGCCGTAGAGGCCGTTGTTGAAGACGCAGGGGACGTTGAGGCCGATTTTTGGGATGAATTCGGTTTTGAAGTATCCGATGTCCCAGTAGTCGCCGGATTGGAATGTGACGCTTTTTCGGTCTGCGCGTTGCAGTTCGAGTTGCATGTAGCAGGTGTTGCCTATGACGGTCATGTGGCTTCGGGGGTCTTTGCCGCTGTCGCCGCAGTAGGCTGTCCATCCGCTGGCGGGGACGAACCAGTCGTTGAGGTCGGTGTAGATGACTGGGTCGATGCGGATGCCGTTGACGTAGATGCCGAGGCCGCCGACCTGACGCGCCCAGCCGTCGCTGCCGTTGACGTCGATGCGTCCTGCCTCCATGACGACGCGGGACGCGCCGCTGTTGTATCTGACCACGCTGAGCTCGCTGTTGTCGGGGTTGATGCCGATGTTGAGCCGCCTGTAGGCTCCCGGGTCCGGCTGGTCGGTGTTGAAACCGTGGGATTGGCCTTGGACGTACCATGCGACCGCTTTGGAGTCGTGGCATTCGAGGAGGCCGTAGACGCTGCCGTCGTCGGTGGTGGTGTTGCGCATCTCCAATCGCGGTCCGGACAGGGCGGTGGCGAAGCTGCCGGCGAGCATGTTGGCCTTGCCGTTCAGATGCACGGTGTTCTCGCCTTGGTCGTCCCAGAAGTCGAGAGCCCCGCCCGTGAGCTTGAATCCGACCTTGTCCGAGGTGCTGGACTGGATTTTCGTGCCGGTGATCGTGCCGCCGGCGATCGTGCCGCCTTCGAGGATTGGCGCGGTGATGCGGCCGTTGGTCATGACCGGACCATCCATTTTGACGCTGCCATCGGTCTTCAGGGTGAATTTGGCGTTGCCGGCCTGGTCATAGCCGATGAGACCGCCGGAGGTGAGCTTGACTCCGCGGTTGGCATCCGAAGTGGTCTGGACGATGGCGCCGGTCACGGTGGCGCCCGAGATTGAGCCTCCGGACTGCACCGCGCCTTTGATGCTCAGGACGCCGGTGGAGACCGAATATGCGAGGCCGGTGCCGAGATACATGCCGCTCGCGTTGAATTTGATGTGCGCGGAGGACGGATCCTCGCTGTCTCGGAATTCGGATCCGATGATGGTGGCTCCGCGGGCGGTGCCGGTGAAGGTTTTGGCGTTCGCGTCGATGTCCTTGCGTGCCTGCGCGAGGTCGTCGGAGACCTTGCGACCTGTGTGTCCGTGTCCGTCTTCGCGGCGGCGAGGATTTCCGACGCGCTGTCGGCAAGGTCCTTTTGGGAGACGACGGGCGCGATGATGATGGTCGCGTGGTCGGACTCCTCGGAGGCGTTCGGGGCGGGCAGGCCGTCGGCGTCGTGGGCGCAGTCGTAGGCGACGGCCCAGATCTCGACCACATCGCCGACCGGCAGGATGCCGGTGGTGATCTCCCCCCTGCCGCGCAGCGCGCCAAGGTCGATGGTCTTCCCCGTGCTGTCAGGCTTCGCGAAGAGCTCCACGTGGTCGAAGTCGGCGGGGATGCCGCCTTCGAGCTCGCCGTCCCATCTGGCGCACGCGACTCCAATGAGGATGTGGCGGACACGCCGATCGGACGCCGGGAGGGGTCGTGTCCCCGACGAACGGGATGAGGCCGCCGACGCCGGGCATGGCTCGGCCACTCCGCCTCCGAGCCATGTCTGCGTGCCGTCGCCGTTGTCCACGGCGATGGTGCCGGTCAGGCAGGTCGAATGCGAGCCGGCCTTGGCGTATGCGGCGCTGGCCAGGGCAAGTGCGAGGGAGTCGTCGGCCGGTCTGATCTCCATGTGACTGGCATGGTGCTCCTTAGTCGAATGGTTCGGCGATCGGTCGAATTTGAGGGTGACCTTGCCGGTCTGGTCTCCGCTCATCTGCATGAGCCTCATGGTGGTGACGCCGTCCGGCCAGTCGGGGAATCCGTCGATGGCGACGTCGAAGGTCTCCCCCGGCCAGAAGCTGCCGAGCGGATGCAATGGCAGGCCGTTGGCATCCACGTCGTTGGCGTCCATCTCGCCGGACAGTTGGCAGAGCGGCCGCCGGTTGGCGAGCATCGCGGCGTTCGCGGCCGAGGAGAGCAGTTCCCAGGTCTTCGCGTCCGACGCGCTGAGCGTGGTCTCGCGCAATGGCCATGGTCCTCGCGTCTGGTCAGGGAGAGGTCTTCGGCCAAAGCGCACATGGTGCCACTGTCCGCGCCGGATCCCGTGGCATAGACGCGCATGATGGGCGCGCACCTGTCGATCTTGATGTTCTCCAGAGTGCCGCCCTGCGGATGGCAGGAGAGGCTGAGCCGCCTGTCCTGGTTGAGGTGGACGTCTCCGTCACTGCCGGCGAGGAAACGGAAGCGGATGTGCTGCGAATCCGCCAGGTACGGCCTGAATTGCATGTCGGGGCCGCCGTCCGCGTCGGCGATGTTCTTGAGGATGTCCGAGCACTTGTGGCTGCCGATGTTCGAGTCCTGGTATTCCGCGACGGTCTGGCGCGGCAGGATGGTTTTGTGCGGGCCGTCCGTCGTGGTGGTGCTGCCGGTCTGCTTGCCGTCCGCGTCGAACGAGAACACCACGGTGGTGGTGGTCACGGTCCGCTCCGAGTAGTCGGCGTGGTTTTTGGTGACGGTCTTCTTGGTGACGGTGGTCTGCGCCGTGGTGATGGTCTTGGTCGTCGTATGCTGCTTGGTCACGGTGCCCTTGCGCGTGGAGTAGCTGTAGGGCTTGGTTTCGGTGACCTGCTTGGTCTTCTTCGTCACGTGCTGTTCGGTGATGGTGGTGGTGTCGCCGTCCACCACGGTCTCGATGTAGCCGTCGGCCAAGGTCTCGCGTCTCTTGGATTTGGTCTTGGCCGCGGGCTTGTCCTCCGTCGCTCCGTCGGACGGCAGGCTATGCGTGCCGACCTCGTTGAGGTACGGCAGGTCGATCGGCAGCGAGCCGCCTGGCTTCATCTCGGTGCATTGGCGGATGACCTCGCACGCCAGGCGCGCCAGCTGAGGTTTTCAAACCGGTATTTCCGCGTGCTGGTGTGGTTCACGCCGGTGCCGAACGCCCCCTCGTGGACGAGATGCCGGTCCTCGAGCATGCCGAACATGCTGACGACCGGCACGCTGACGTCATGCCAACTGGACGTGCGCACGCCCAAAGCTCCGGCCAATATCGGCGTGCCCAAGGATGACGGGTCGTCCATCGGCGAGCGCCAGAAGAGTGCGAGTCCGCGCTTGTATGGTTGGAGGGCTGCGGCGCGTGCGGCTGGTGTGGTGCCGGGGATTTCGGTCCATGGCAGTTCGAGGCCGCTGATGGAGTCGTCTCCGAGACCTTTGTCCTTGGTGGTGGTGAATGAGCAGTCGGAGACGGTCATGGACCAGGAGAAGCTGGGGATGTCGATTTCCTGTGCCAGTTGGCCGGTCTGGACGTCGTAGAGGTAGGCACGCCAGCTCATACGACCTGTCCTCTGTCCCAGATGATGAAGCGGCGGCCGCACCATAGGGCGTCCTTGTTGTCTTGGGATGGGTTGTAGTGGAAGACTGGCGCGTTGCCGTTTTGGAGCCAGGTGCGTAGGCGTGCGACGTGGTGGCCTTTGTTGACGGCTGTGATGTAGCTGGTTTCGTGTGTCTGCCATGCGCCGTAGCTGACGAAGTTGGCGCAGGAGTGGTCGAGGTCTTTGCCGTCGATTTGGAAGCCGACTGCCCATTCCGTTCGGTGCGATGTGTCGGACCACGAGGTGGCTCCCGCTGAGCTTAGGTTGCATTTGAAGGCGAGTTCGAGCATGCGGTCGGATGGGAGGTCGAATTCGATCTGCTGCTCGTAGTACATCTTCTTCACGGTCGAGTCGCCGGTCATGTCGCGGCGGTCCCAGTTTTCGCCGATTTTCCCTAGGGATGCGCCGTATGGGATGCGTAGTCGGCGCTCCACATCTGCACGGCTGCGGCGGTGGATGTGGCTCCGGCGGGCATCTTCATCTTTCGAAGCATCGTGCATCCTGCGGGATGGTCGGTTCCGGCAGTTCGCGCCTGGCGTTCCCTGTGTGACTCCGACGACGACGAAGTTGTCGGCGTCCTTGTATTCCATCTGGTTGTGCGCGCAGATCCAGACGATGTCGATGCGAGGGTTGGAGGGGTCTCCGGCTGACACGGCTCCGGTCTGTCCGCCTTCGAAGTATGCGAGGGTCTTTCCGTCGCGTCTCCGCGCGAGCAGACGGCCACGCCGGCCGAGACGTTGTATCGAAGGTCCGAGCGTCCCGCGACATTCAGTCCGTCGACGAGGCCGGTGTTGGCCCACTGCGCTCCAAGGATCCTGCGATGCGCGAGTGGTGTGACGCCGATGCCGTTGGCGTTCGGCGATATGCCCAAAGCTGTGGTGCTCATTGATGATTCTCCTTCACATGTAGGTGTCGTGGGCGGTGCAGTCCACGAATCCGTTACCGAGGCTTGACAGGACCACGCGGATGGAGCCGCCGGGCGGTATCGTTGGGAATCCTCGCTGGCTGAGTTGGCGGCTCACGTCCTGGCCGCCTAGCTCGGCGGTGCGGCTTCTGCAATCCAACACCAGTGGGACATCCCGGACGGTCTGGCCGCACACGATCGACTGCTGCGTGCCTGGGAAGTCGAGTCTCACGCCGTCCATAGGTCCGTGCACGACGAATGTCGGATAGCTCGTGAGGATCCGCTGTTGGTGAGCAATGCGACGTTCGAGCCGACGCGTCGAGCGTCAATCCGTAGTTCAGCGGGTATTTCAGGCCATTTCGCCGGTTGTCTCCGTATTTCAATCCGACGTTGCCACCTGCCACGTGCATGGCACTGATCTGGACGGTGTAGCCGTTGACGCTCAGGCGCTCCGGCCGTTCAAATACAAGCGTGATGTCGCCGCTCAAGTTCTGCCAGAGCGGATTCTGGATTTTCTGCTCAAGCTCCTGCTGTAGTAGCCGCCGACGCATTGCGTGTCCTGTCCCTGGTCGGTGACGCGGCAGGTGACGAGACCATGCACGGCCCGGTCGAGCTGGGCGAGCAGGTCAAGTGCCTCATGCCGGTCTCCGGCGAGCACGCGGTATGAAATGGTCACGACGCGCGCGGAATAGAGGATGTCGCTGGCGGCGATGTCGTGGCCGCCGTCACCCTGTCCCCTAGAAGTGACGGTAATCTTCGGGTCCGGCGTCGCGTACCAGCCGGCGATGCCGGTCAATGCGATGCCGGGCTTGGTATTCGCCGTCGCCGTGGAGGATGACGCTCGCGCCGTTGGCGGTGAGTGTGACGTCTGACATCAGCGAGCGCTCCTTACTGCCGCGCTGGCGGTGCGGCCGATGATGGTGCCTGTCACGCTTGGCTGTTGCGTGGTGACGATTTTCATGGGCATGTTGACGGTGGTGGCGCCTGTGTCGGCTGGCATTTCGACTTTGACGACGATCGGCATGTCGCGCGAGGTGGAGAACACTTCCCGAGGGATTTTCATCTCGTTCAAGCGCGCATAGTGGCGACGCCGTAATAGTCGGTCGCGGCGGCGTTCTCGACGAATTCTCCGGAGGATAGGGCGGCGTTCAGGAGCTGGACCGAATCGCTCATGCCGTTTCCGGCTGCCCAGGTCGGACTGATATAGCCGTCGAAGATGCCGCCTGCGGCGAATCGGTCGAAATGTCCATCGGTGAACATTCCGCCCGTGTAGGCGCCCTCCTTTTTCGTGTGCTCGGTGACGGTGAAGCTTTTGTCGGCGATTTTGAAGTTGTTGATGAACTGGAGTACCGGTGTCGCCTGGTCGTTGACCGAGGCGGTGCTCTTCTTGTCGTTCAGCTTCTTGCGGTTGACGGCGTCGACCTTCGGTCCGGCCTTGTCGGCCGAATCGAGCGTGTTGCGCTTGTTGGTCAGCTTCTTCGCGTTCGCGGCGTTCGTCTTCGGCGTGGCCTTGTCCGTGGAGTCCAAGGTGTTGCGCTTGTTGGTCAGCTTCTTCGAGTTGGCCTTGTTGACCTTCGGCGTGGCGTTGTCCTTGGCGTCGAGCTTGGCCGTGGCCTTCTTGCCGTTGAGCTTGCGACGTTCGACGATGCGGTCTTGGTCTTCTTGGTCGCGTTGTCCTTCGCGTCCAGCGTGGCTTTGACGTGCTTCTTGCCGAAGTCGTCCATCATCTTCCGCGCCTTCTTGGCGCTGTCCGTGGCCTTCTTGTCGTCGGCTTCGAGCTTGGCTTTCGCGATCTTCTTGTTGAATTTGTCGACGTTCGTCTCGGCGGTCTTGGTCTTCTTCTTGGCCTTGGAGTCGTCCACGTCGAGCTTAGCTTCTTGCCTTCCGCAGTCTCCTGGATGTGCTCGAGTGACGCCTTGATGCTGGTGGAGCTCAAACCCCACCGGTCGGCGAGATCGTTGGCGGCCTGCTCCCCCATTCCCGACGCTTCGGCCTGCTTGATGATGGCCTCACGGGCATCAGCGAGAACGCCGTTAGCTTTCGCAATTTCACCGTTGCTGAAGTTGGTGTTCTCGCCTTGCTTGAGGATCTTCTCGGCGGCGTTCTGCGCGCTGCTGGCGATGTCCTCCAAAGCCTGCTTGGTCTTGGTGCCCTTCTCCGAAAAGCGATCCAAAAGGTCGCCGTTCTGGTTGAAGACCACACCATTGTCCTTGCAGGTGTCCGACAGCTGGCCAATCTTCTGGTTGAGCTGGTCCACGGCCTCGTCGGCGGTCAGATTGTTGGATTCCAGGCCGAAGAGCGATTTGACAAGTCCGTCGATCTCTTCGGAGGCGTCCTCGGCGCTGCTGCCGAGATCCTTGGTTGCGCTGGCCGCCTGCTTGGTCGACGACGCTGCGCTGCTGGCCTTGCCGTCGAGCTCGTCCAGAGCCTTGGATTTGTCCTTGGCACCCTTCGTACCCTGTTGGTAGGCGGTGGTCAAGGCCGTCAAGCCGTCCCGCAATGCGGTGGCCTTGTGAGATCCGCTGCCAAGACTGGAGCCGAGCTTGTCGGCCGCGTCGTTGACCTGCTTGATGGCGGACTTGTTGCCTTCGGCGGCCTTGGTCATGGTGGTGATGCTGATACCGGCCTCACTCATCACATCGGTCAGTTTCTTCGATCCGGTAATGCCCTGCTCGATCGCGCTGAGCCATCCCGGTTCGCCGTGGAATGTGCCGACGTCCATGTTCTGCAGCTGATTGACCAGCGCCTCATGGATCGCGCTGGCTCCGCTGGATGCGACGGACTGCACTTCCTGGACCGCCTGTTTGGTGTTCTGCGTGGCTGTCATAAATCCGGTAAGCGCCGTCGTGGCAATGCCCAAGGCGATGCCCCACGGACCTCCCATGAGCGAGATGAGTCCGTCGGCGACATTGTGGAATCCCTTGGAGCGGAGCGTGGCGGAATCCTCGGCAGTGCCGAATCGTTCAAGCTGTTCCTGCGCGCTCAGACCGCTCGCGCGGAACATCTCAAACGCTGTTTGCGCTGACGAGAGCGCCGCCTTGACGCGCTGGATCGGGTCGATGGCCAGACCGATGTTGTTGGCCATGGTGCTAGTGCTGCCGTTGAGGCTGCTCGCGGCCTTGTGGACGCCGAGCATGATGCCGGACAGGGCGCTCATGACGACGATGGCCTGCTGCACGCCGGCCGGCAGATCGCCGAAGCCGGTGATGAGGTCGGTCAGGCCTTGCGTGAGTTTGCGGAGCGGCCCTTGCGCGCCTTCGCCGATCTTGGTCATGGCGGACTGGATGGCGCTCTCGAGCATTTTGAGGTCGCCTTTGAGGTTGTTGGTCTTGTTGGACGCCTGCTGTGCGGCGAAGCCGCTGTCGGAGACGGCCTTGGTCCAGTCCTCGACGCCTTTCTTGCCGGCGTCCATGATGATGCCGGCGCCTTGATCGCATACGAGCCGAAGATGGTGGCTTCGGCCTGCTGGCGCTGCTGGTCGGTCAGTTTGCCGAGCTTGTCGTGCAATTGTCCGGCGAGGTTGGCCATGCCGACGAATTTGCCGCTCGCGTCGTGAGTGCTGATGCCGAGCTCCTCCATGGTGCTCTTCGCGTCGGAGGCTGGATTGGCGAGCTTCATCAACATCGAGTTGAGCTGGGTTCCGGCTTCGGCGCCGACGATGCCGTTCTGCGCGAAAAGTCCGAGGACGCCGACTGTCTCCTGCAGATTCATTCCGAAGCTGTTGGCCATGACGCCGCAATTATTAAGTGCTTCACCAAAGTCCGAGACGTCGCCCACGGCCTTGTCCGCGCCGGCGGCCAAGGCGTCCGCGGTGGACGTGGCGTCCTTGCCGGACAGGTGGAACATCGTCAGGGCTTGCGACATGTATTCGGCGGCGTTTCCGACGTCCATCTGGCCTGCGGCGGCGAGGTTGAGGGATGCGGTGAGGCCGCCGGAGAGTATGTCGGACACGCTCATGCCGGCTTTGGCGAGGTCGTTGATGGCGCCGGCTGATTCGGCTGCAGTGTAGACGGTGCTTGCGCCGGCCTGCAATGCGGCCTCGCGGAGCTGGCTGAGCTGTGCCGCGGTGGCTCCGGAGTTTGCCTGGACTGTCGACATCTGCTCGTCGAAGTCGGCGGCCATTTTGACGGATGCGACGCCGAAGGCGGTGACTGCAGTCCGGCTGCGGTGAGGCCGCTGGTGATGAGCGCGCTCTTGCGGCCGGTGTTCTCCATGCCGGACGCGACGCTCCTGGCGGTGCTGCGGCGCGGGTCATGGATGCCTCGTAGGAGGCGGTGTCGGCCATCAGTCGGATGACGATGTTCTGGTTTGTGGCCATTTCCCCTCCTTGAGATGGTCAGTCGGTGAGGTGCGCCACCAGCGCGTTGCGCGCCGGACTGGTCTTGTTCGAGTCCTGCCATTGGCGCATGGATTCCTGCATATGCGCGGTTGCCCAGCAGATGCCCACGTCCGAGTGCAGGCCGAATTCGCTCCGGCGTCTGGCAGACGCTCCGAGGCAGGCCGCACAGCGGACACAGCGTGCTCTCGTAATCGGCGAGCGCGCGCATCCATTCACGCTCCGTCTCGTCCCATTCGGGTTCCGGACGGTAGCCGATGATGCGCCGGTGGTTGTCGCGGATGGTCTCGTATGTGGCTCCCAGCCGAGGAAGCGTTTGAAGCTGATGCCGAGCTGGCGGCAGGTTTTGAGGTCTCGGACTAGCTGTGGAGAACTTCGAGCTAGGTTGAACGCCGCTTTTGGGTCGCGGCCGTCCCGTTGAGTTCGGCGATGGCCTGCCAGAGTGGCGTGAATTGGCCGTCGGTGAGCTGGTCGAAGAGGTCGCGGAGCGCCTCCTTGGTCAGGTCGGCCGGATCCGCGGGCTTGCCTCCGATGGTGGCGGATTCGAGCATCTGCGGCAGAGCTTCGGCCGCGGTGCCGAACATGTCGCGCGTGCCCGCGGCGTTGCCGGCGGTGACGGTGTTCGCGGCGAGTGTCTGCGCCCACTTGCTGACCGGCAATGCTCTGAGGGTGAGGACGAGGGTGGCGGATGTCGCCTGCTTCTTCAATTCTTCGATGCGTTGGGCGGTGCGTTTCGCCGTGCTGTTGACTCCGGCTTCGGTGACCTGCTCGGCGGTGAGGTCGCGTGCGAGCTGGTCGCCGAGGGCTGATATGCGTTCGGCGAGTTCCTGGTCGAGGATGATTTCGATGGTCTTGGTTTTGCGGATGACCTGCAGTGTCATGGTGTTCCTTTGCTTCGAGACTTGGTAGGTGGTCTCCCTTTTTGCTCGGCTCGAAGCAGGATCCGCTTCCGGCGGCGCGGAGAAAAGGGTGACCGGTAAAAGACGCGGCGTCGGAAGATTCAGGCGACCTTCACGTTCTCGGCCCATCCCGGCTCTTTGATCGTGAAGTTGATCTTGCTGCGCAGGACGGTGTTGGCGGCGATCGCGTCCTTGGCGCTCATACCGATGCGTACGCTGTAGACGTTGACACGTCTCCGCTGACGAAGGTGCGGTCGGTGTCCTTGCCGTATCGGCGGACGATGAAGCCTTCGGCACCCTCCTTGAGGGTTTCCATGGCGAGATTCTGGTTGGAATGCTCGGTGTTGGTGTTGTCGATGACTTCGATGCTCGGACCGCTGATTTTCTTCCTGCCGGGGTTTTCGTAATCCATCGAGCTGTTCTCGCGCTGGTCGCTGATCGTGTCCTGCGAAGGCGTGCAGCTCCAACCGCCCAAAGTGACGTAGTTTGACAGGTCGGTGCCGGCGCCGATTTCTGCCGCGGTGGGCTTGTTGATGTCGTGGATGGTCGGCACCCAGATCGTGTTTACTTTGCCGTCCGCCGGTGTGGACGGGATCTCGACTCCTAGGTTGAGGGTCATTTTCGCTCCTTTAAAACGAAACCCTCCATGGCCGATGGTCTTGGAGGGTTGTGGTGTTGTCTGCTGGTCACAGGCGCGACCAGTTGAACTTGAAGGTGAGGAGGCGGCACTGGTACAGCAGGCTCGTTTCCTCGGCGGTGAGTCCGGCGGCATACGCGCCGCTGTCGGCGTTGAGGGTCAGGCATCCCGTGTCGAAGCCGTCGACGTCCAGCCGGTGTCCGGCCAGCATGGGGATCATGTGGTCGTCGGCGATGACGTTGACGGAGTCGGTGGTGGTACTGACGATGCGGATAGTCAGCGTGCCGATTCCGCCTTGAATGTGTTGCGTCTCGCCGATGGTGTGGCCGTTTGTCGTGACGGTCTCGATGATCCACGGTGGCTTGTCGGACGGCTTCGGCGAAGTCTGTCGGTACACAGTCCAGCCGTTGTCGGGTTGGGGAATGGAGTTGAGGACGGCGTCGGTCAAGGTCATGATCGATGCATCTCAGACCACCTCCACGGCCGCCTTGGCCACGTGTTCCGCGAGCTTCGGCAGTTCCTTTTCGCCGTACTCGTAGATTCGTGCGTTCCACCGCCTTTCACGGTGCCGAAGAAGGCGATGTTGGCGAGGCTGCCGGAGCTCCCTTCGATGGTCCGATCTCGGCAGTGATGCGTCCGGGCGCTTCCTTTATCTCGTAGGTGATGGGGATGCTGCGGATTGACTTGTTGCCGGAGCTGGAGAGGTCTTCGCGGATGTCGTTCTTGACGTTCTGCGCGCCTCTCTTGACGACATGGTGATGGCCGCGCGTCGGGCGACGCCTTTGGCGAGCAGCTTGTCGGCGAAGGCGGTCAGTTCGGACGCGTCGAACAGGCTTGTGGCGCTCATGCGTCCTCCTTCACGTTCCAGCGGCAGGCGGTGGCGTGCGTCTTCTCGGATTGCGGGGAGACGAGGCGGAGCGTCTGCCTTTGAGCAGCGGGTTGGCGGATTCGGTGAGCTCCGCGACGTCTCCGGCGCGCAGGCCGTCGGTGCCGAAGGGAAAGTGCATGTACAGCGACCATACGAGGCTCACGGCGCCCATGGCCTGGGCGGCGCTTCCCTCGGTCTGCTCGCTGGCGAGGCCGCCGCTGGTCTGCACCTTGCAGCGGCCTTCATACACTTTCGTGTCACCGGTGTCCGGCAGTCCGGTTTCCGGATCGGTGGTGGTGTCGCCTGGGCGGGTGACGACGCACTGGTCGGTCATGAGGCTTTCGGCCATCTGACGCAGTTTCGGCAGGGCTCCGATGAGAGGTGCCATGCTTGGCATGCCGGCCTCCTCAGTAGTCGTAGGGGTAGTGCGGCAGTGGGATGACCACTGGCTCCGGCGCGATGACCGCCCGTGGCGAGGTCGCTGCTGACTCGTTTCAGCAGCATGTCCCATTCCTCGTCGAGGATGGAGATCTCGCCGCGACTGCGCGAGCTGTCGATGCTGGTCTGCATGTTGCCGTCGTCGATCTGCAGCATGGTGCTGCTCACGCCTCGGGGTTGAGGGCCTTGCGTGCGACGGCAGCGGATTCGACCTCCACGACGACGTCGCGGTAGTTCTCGTCCTTGCACCATTCGTCCAGCACCGGTATGCGGTTGCGGATCAGCATTTCGGCGCGGCGGAGCCATTTGGTGATCTGCTTGGCCTCCGTGCCGTCCGCGGCGATGTCGCGTCCGAGTTCGGCGGCGACGTCGTCCACTCGAGCGAAGGTCATGGCCGCCTCTTTACTGCTTGGCGATGATTCCGGCGTCGCGCAGGCTCTTCAGCAGGGCGTTGATGGTCGCCAGCTCCTGTCCGGAGGTGGCGTCCTTCACCGCGGCGCCCTGCTTGCCGGGCATTCCGGAGAGCAGGGTGTCGAGCGGCTTCGCCGGGCCTGATGCCTGCGGCACGTATACCGCGCTTGCCGGGATCGCGTTCTCGTGGCGTCCGTTGGTCGATTCCTTCATCATTTACCATCCTTCGCAGTGGTCTTCTTTTTCGCCGGCTTCTCGTCGCTTCCGCCGCGGCGGCGTCGGCCTCCAAGGCCTCGACCTCCAAGGCCTCGACCTGGTATCCGTGGCGCTGGAAATAGTCGGACGGATCACTGTCGGTCTCGCCGACGCCGCCGACGAAGGTCACGCCGGCGGTGATGCCGTTGTATTCCGTGTTGGGCGAGAGGATCCTCCACATCACGGTCACCTGACCTTGATCTTGCGGAGCACGGCCGCGGCTTGGTGGCCTTCAGCGCGACGCCGACGGGGCCGAGTTCGACCTCGCCGCGGTGCACGGCGCCCGGCTGGGTGAAGTCCGGCAGCCAGGTCTTCACGAGGGTGCCGTCGGTGGTGGTGATGCCGCAGAAGCCATCCAGACCGACACGGTACGCGTACAGGCTGGTGGTGCCGTCACCGGCGATCGGGATGATCGGGTCGTTGGTGCCGGCCTTTTCTCCGGCGTCGGCGAAGAGGATGCCGCCGTAGGATTCGCGGGTGATCGGACGGCCGTTCGCGTTGGCGAGGCCGTCGATGGGCTCGCGCACGTACATGCTGGTGCGGCGCACCATGCGCGGACGCGGGCGAGCGCCTTCTTGTTGCCTACGACGATGGTGGGGGTGCCGTCGAGCAGGTCGAGGAATTCGTCGAGGGTGTCGATGGCCTTGTTGCCTTTTTCGCCTTCGAGGTCGGTCCAGTCGAAATTGTCGCCGGTTGGCTTCATTTCGGTGTTGGAGCCGGTGAGGGCCTTGTCGAGTCCGTCGAAGGCCTTGTCGTTGACGCCGGTGTCGCCGTTGATGACGGTGTCCTGGAAGAGGGTAACGGCGGCCTTGACCTTGTCGTTGACGTTGCGGGTGACTTCGTCGGATCTTCGGGCCGATGTTGGCGAGCAGTCGGTCGATTTCGAAGGCGCCGCCGAGGACGGCGAGCGTGGTGGTGTATTTCTTGGTGGTGGTGGTGCTCGGGGTGTATTCCGTGTTGATGGCGCGGAATTCGGCGGTGGGCTGGGTTTCCTGCCGGCGGTAGGAGTAGTCGAGCGTCGCGCCGCCTCCTGCCGGGTTGACGGCCTCGTCGAAGATGAGGGAGTCGAGGATGACGCTGGACTTTCGGAATTCGTCGATGACGAACGGATCGTAGTCTTCGAGGGCGTTGTTCTTCGCCTCTGCGAGAGTGACAGCCATGTGGTTGTCTCCTTCCTTGTTTGTTGTTTATCGGTAGTATGCGGAAATCGCTTCGGAGAGGTTGGCCGGTTTCGGTTCCCCGCCTTTGCCTTGGCTTGGGTCGGGGTCGACGTGGGGCTTGTTCTGCACGTTGACGAGTTGCAGCAGGTTGTCGGCGTCGGCTTCCAGCTCCTCGCGAGTGGATCCCTGCAGGCGTTCCGCCAGTGCCTTCGGCAGCTGTTTGTCGATGGCGATCTCGTAGCGCAGGGCCTTCGCGGCGTTGCGCGTGCTGGTCTGTTCCAGGTTGGCGATCTTCTCGTTGGCTTTTTCCGCGTCGGTCTTGTCGCGGTCCTCGAACTCCTTGATGCGGGCGTTCGCCTCCGCGAGCTGTTCGCGCAGCGCCTTGTTGGTCCTGCGTTCGTTTTTGAGCGCGTTCATGCCGGATTCGCCGAGTTTCTCGTCTCCGTCATCGCCGCCGGTCGCCGGCGGGTCGGGCTGCTGGCCGTCCTGGTTCGTGTCGCCGCCGCCCGGTTCGGTGCCGGCGTCGATGGTGCGGACGTGGGTGAGCTTCTGCCACCATTTCATGTGCATTTGTTCCTCCTCGTGTTTCCTTGGCCGTCACGTCGCGTGGCGGCGCCGGCGTCGTCGCGATGCCGGTGAGAAAATTTCGGTTTCGGCTAGAGGATCCAGCCGTATTTGTAGAGCATGTCCAAGGCCTTCGCGTGGTCGTCTCCGCAGCGCGCGTAGATGGTTTCGGGCATGAGTCGCGGCCTGTCCACCTTTGTGTATCGGCCGCCGTTTTTGACGTATTCCTTGGCGTATCCGGAGTCGATCATGCGTGACGCGGCGAGGCCGTGGCGTGTGGTGCCTTCGGTCGTGTATTTGACGCGTTGGCCGTCGATCTGGGCGGCGCGGATGCCGCGTTGGGCGTTAACCAGCTGGTTGAGGTCGGCTCCGTCCGTGTAGGCGCGGGCGTTGGCTTTGCCGCCGAGCGCGCGGGCGAGCTGGTCTTCGTCCAGGGAGTCGAGGTATTCGGTCGGACTGGTGCAGGCGTTGGCCGGCGTTTTACGGCCGGTGTAGACGGCGATGCAGTCGCAGCGCGGGTGCGTTCGAATGGCGTTTTTCCGCAGGGCTGGCCGGCGAGGATGACGCATCTTCCGCAGCTCGGTGGGGTCAGGCCGCGCACGTATGTGCTCTGGTAGCAGATGCCGCGTGCGGTCATGCCGGTGGCCGACCGGTGTGTGTCGGCGAGCATGGTGCGTGTTCTGAGCACCAGTGTCAGTCCTATGCGGTCCATGGCCACGTCCACCGGGGCTCCGTTGGACACGGCCTTCTTGCCGATGGTGATCGCCGTCCACATCGTGTCCACGGTGTCCATGCCGTTGCCGTTCACGCCGACCCACTGCCAAGGTCCGGCGTGTATTCGGGGTGTGTCGGGTTCACATCGAAGCGTTCCATGATCTTCGGGGTCGATGCGATCGCGTCGGCGGCGGTGTGGTATTGCGCCGTGTCCAATGCCCGGAAAAGCTCGGGCATCATGTCGGCGAAGGCGGTGTCGAAGTCTGGTTGCGCATGCTTATGCCACAGTCTGAACACCGTCACCGCCAGACGGTTGCTGCGGTTGCGCAGCAGGCGGTTCTGCGCCGTCGCCTCCGTGGGCAGCGTCTGCCCTGCCATCGTCCGCGCCATAGTCCACGTCCTTCATGTATTGGCCATAGGATTCGCTGATCTGCTTGGCGAAGTATTCGCGTTCCTTGTCCTTGCGGGCTTCGCTCCAGCCGAGTTCGTCCCAGGCTCTCGCGGGAGAGGATGCCGGAGGCCATGAGCTTCGTGATCGCGTCGCAGCTGCGCGTAGGTCGGTGTGTTCGGATCCTCCCAGTCGCAGCGCACCAGGTTCGCGTTGATGTCGTCTCCGGTGGCGAGCTTGTGCGCCACGGCCATGACCTGCGACCATGCGTCGCCGTCGACCGCGTTCTTCAGTTCGACGTTCTTCACGAGTCGCAGCTCGTCGGCGCGGATGCGCCCTCGCGGCCGGGTTGGCGGTGTTCATGCCGAAATAGCGCATCGGCAGGCCGGTGATGGCGCTCATCTGCTCGCTCAGCAGGTCGATGACGGTTTTGAAGTTCGACAGGTCGGATGCGGTGAACTGGCCGAATTTCGCGTTGGCGTTCTTGGAGGTGAGCATCGAGTTGAAGTAGGTCTTTATCGCCGATGCGGGCTGTCCGGTCTTCGCGTCGATGAAGTCGTTGTGCGTGACTCCGATCGCCCATTTGCCGGGCACTGCGTGCGTCTCCATGGCGATCTGCAGGTCGAGGATGCTCGTGCGGCCATGTCGGTCGGCTGCACGACGTCGGCCATCTCGCTTTCGCCGAGGAAGTCGCCAGCGCGTGGGCGGTTGAGGAACTGCACCACCGGACGATGCCGAGGTGGTGGTCGTTGCGGCCGGTCATCGCCCATTTGCCGTGCTGTTTCTCCAGCCAGAGCGTGTATTCGGGCGTGTATAGGGTCGCGTAGTCGGGCGTGCCGTTGTCCCATGGGTCGTAGTAGACGCGGAGCGCGGATTCGACGGTCCTCGTGCGTGGGTCGATGCGCGCGATCATGTTCTTGGATGATTCGACGCTGATGAGCGGGTGGCTGCTGTCGTCGTGGTTGGCTCCGACGCACACGAAGCCGTGTCCCTGCACGCGTGTCTCCGTGTGCAGGAGCACCTGCTGGGATTCCATGTTGTTGTATTCCCACAGTTCGCGAAGCTCGTTCGACACCTTGTCGTCGTCCGGCATGGAGAAGGATTTGACCTGCTGGCGCTGCACTACGCTGTCGACCACGACGCGCGGCCAGTTGAGCGGGAACACGAACGCGCGGAGTTCGGCGGGCACGGCGATGCCGATGCTTTGGATGACCTGGCGTCCGCGGTAGTAGTCGTCCCATTGCCGGTGCGGCCTGCGCAGCCGCGAGAGACGGTAGTTGAGGCTTCTGATGAGCTTCGCGTCGTCGTCGGACAGCCTCGATGCCTGGATGAGCTCCAAAACAGCCTCCTTACCAGCCGTAGACCATGACCGGCGAGCCTTCCTGCTCCAGCCGAGCGCGCGCATGTCGGATGCGGCCTCGTGGGCGAGGATGTCGGCCATGGTGATGTCGATCTTCTGGTTTTCACTCGG